CTAAATTAGGTACTACTCCAGAGGCTACTCCAGCTGCTGGCCCAGATCCAACATTAAAAGTTTATAAGTAATACAAATGGCGGATTTATTCCGCCATTTTCACGACTAAAATTTCTTATAGGTTGATTTCTACAGATAAGTATAGTACAATAGGCTATTATTAAAGGAGAACTCAATGGGCGGAAGATCATACGGACCAGAGGAAAAGGCAAAACTAGAAAGATTGATTAACGAAGGCAGTACTGTACTTCGCGAAATCGAAGACTTAAACGAAGGCTTGAAAGAGACAGTTAAAGCAGTTGCTGAAGAACTTCAGGTTAAACCAAGTGTTATTAACAAAGCTATTAAGATCGCACACAAAGGTGATTGGCAGAATCATAATAGCGATTGGGAAGAAATTGAAGCAATTTTGGATATTACAAAACGTATCTAAACGTGCTATAATATAGATGGCAGGCGGGCCATAATCCGCAACGAAGGTGTTTGTCAGCCGGAAATGACATAAGGAGAAAGATGAGCTATGTAGACGCATGGTTTGACCGCGAGAATGACATCATTAAAGTGGTTGAACGTAATAAGAAAGGCGAACGTGAATACAGGGATATTCCTGTAAAGCACACGTTCTACTATAAAGACCCTAAGGGCAAATTCCAAAGTATTTACGGAGATCCTGTAAGCCGTATTGTGTGTAAGAACACAAAGGAATTACGTAAAGAACAGGCGATTAACTCAGGTAAGCAGTTATTCGAAGCAGACATTAATCCAATATTTGTTTGCTTATCAGAACATTACTTAAATCAAGACGCACCAAAACTAAACGTAGCGTTTTTCGACATTGAGGTGGACTTTGATCCAGAGAGAGGCTATAGCACACCAGATGATGCTTTCATGCCAATTACTGCTATCGCTGTTCACCTACAATGGCTTGATACACTTGTGTGTTTTGCTGTACCGCCAAAGAGCTTAACTTGGGAACAAGCACAAGAAGAAATTAAAGACTTTCCAAATACTTACTTGTTTAAAACAGAAGGCGAAATGTTAGATGCTTTCCTTGACTTAATTCAAGAAGCAGACATTTTAACTGGTTGGAACTCGGAAGGCTTTGATATTCCATATACTGTTAACCGTGTTACTAAGGTTCTCAGTAAAGACGACACACGTAGATTTTGTTTGTTTAATCAACTACCAAAGAAACGTGAATATGAAAAGTTCGGACGTCAGTCTGTTACATATGACTTTGTAGGTCGTGTACACTTAGACAGTTTAGAGCTATATCGCAAGTATACATATGAAGAACGTCATTCTTACCGTTTAGATGCCATTGCGGAATATGAGCTCGGCGAACGTAAAACACAGTACGAAGGCACGCTAGATCAGCTCTACAACAACGATTTTAAGACATTTATTGAGTACAACAGGCAAGATACTTCGCTTTTGGACCGTTTAGACAAGAAATTGAAGTTTCTTGACTTAGCTAACACTCTGGCACACGAATGTACTGTTTTGCTACAAACTACAATGGGCGCTGTTGCTGTAACTGAACAAGCTATTATCAACGAAGCACACAGACGTGGATTCCAAGTTCCTAACAGAACTAAGATGGACGAGCGTGAAGGTAACGAAGGTGCCGCAGGTGCGTATGTTGCGTATCCTAAAGAAGGTATTCATGACTGGATTGGTTCACTAGACATTAACTCACTATATCCAAGTGCCATTAGAGCGCTTAACATGGGTCCAGAAACTATTATTGGTCAGTTGCGTCAAACAATGACCGAAGAGTTTATCGCCGGACAAGTAGCAAAAGGCAAGAGCTTTGCGGCAGCATGGGAAGGTATCTTTGGTAGTTTAGAATATACCGCAGTTATGAATCAGGAAATTGGTACTGATATCACTATCGACTGGGAAAACGGTGAAAGTGATGTGGTTAGTGCCGCTGAAGTATATCGTTTGATCTACGAAAGCAACCAACCATGGATGCTAAGTGCTAACGGTACAATCTTTACCTACGAGAAAGAAGGTATTATTCCAGGGCTACTAAAGCGTTGGTATGCAGAACGTAAAGAGATGCAGGCCAAACTTAAAGAAGCTATTAAAGCGGGGAATAAAATTGAAGAAGAATACTGGGACAAACGTCAGTTGGTTAAAAAGATTAACCTCAATTCGCTTTACGGAGCCATCCTTAACCCTGGCTGTCGCTTTTTTGATAAGCGCATCGGCCAATCTACAACTCTCACTGGTAGACAAATCGCAAAGCACATGGCTGCTAAAGTCAATGAAATCATTACTGGAGATTTTAATCACGTAGGTAAAGCTATTATCTATGGTGATACTGACTCTTGTTACTTTAGTGCTTACAAAACACTAAAGAATGAAATTGATTCGGGCAAACTACCGTGGACTAAAGAAAGCGTTGTACAACTATACGATCAAATTGGTGAAGAAGTTAACGCCACATTTCCACAGTTCATGTTAGACACATTCCATTGTCCAAAGTCACGCGGTGAAGTTATTAAAGCAGGACGTGAAATCGTTGGTAGCAAGAGTTTGTTTATTACTAAGAAGCGTTATGCTGTATTGTATTATGACAAAGAAGGCAAGCGTAGTGACGTAGATGGTAAGCCAGGCAAGATCAAGGCCATGGGCTTAGACTTGAAGCGTTCAGATACGCCTGAATTCATCCAGAACTTCTTAAGTGACATCTTGGAAAAGGTACTAACTGGTGCTGGAGAACAAGATGTATTGGATCACATCAGTGAATTTAGACTACAGTTTAAGAGCAGGCCAGGTTGGGAGAAGGGTAGCCCTAAACGTGCTAACAAGATCACTGAGTACGAAGCTAAGGAAGCTAAAGCAGGTAAAGCTAATATGCCTGGACACGTTCGGGCTAGTATCAACTGGAATACATTGAAGCGTATGTTCGGTGACAAGTACTCAATGGGTATTACAGACGGTGCTAAAGTAATTGTTTGTAAACTAAAACAGAACCCGTTAGGCTTTACATCAGTTGCTTACCCAGTTGATGAAATGCGATTGCCACAGTGGTTTAAGGATCTTCCTTTTGATCATGCTGAAATGGAACAGACAATTATCGATAATAAGTTAGATAACCTTATCGGTGTATTGAACTGGGATGTTCGCAGTACAGAAGAGAAGAATACGTTTAACAGTTTATTCGAGTTTTAATATGAAAATAATCATTGTAGGCTACGGCTTTGTTGGCAAAGCCGTATTCAATGCCTTAAAAACTAAACACGAAGTAGTTATTGTAGATCCTCAATATAATACTAATGAAATAAAGGATCATCATGATGCTGACGGTGTTATTGTTTGCGTTCCAACACCAACTACTGAAAATAACATCTGCGATGCAAGTGCCTTGTCTAGTGTAATAGACGGAATTCCTATCTTTTTACCAATCTTGATAAAGAGCACAGTAACTCCGGCTATCGTTGAAGGATTTGAAACGTTGTATTCATCGCATAGCATTGTTTACAGCCCCGAGTTTCTTCGTGCTAGTACAGCTAACCAAGATTTCTTAAATCAAAAGTATATTGTACTAGGCGGAGAAGATCCAGAATGTTTCTGGCAAGAACTATTTCAAAATACACTGCCAAACTGTAACTTAATTTTTAACTGTACTGCTAAAGAAGCTTGTTTGATAAAATATTCAGCAAACTCTTTCCTTGCTCTTAAAACAAGCTTCTTTAACCAAATCGCAGATATATGTGATAAAACTGGAATGGACTTTGACATTGTTCGCCATATCTTATCACAAGATCAGCGCATCGGAAAGGATCACACACTAGTACCGGGCCCAGACGGTCTACGTGGATGGGGAGGTGCTTGCTTCCCAAAAGATACCGCTGCCTTTATACAGTGGACTAACACTATCGGTGCTCCAGCAACGCTAGTAGAAGAAACGGTGAAATACAATCATCAAATACGAAAAAACACTTGACATTTAGACAAAACCTAAATATAATCATACTATACGGAGAATCATATGAAAAACTTTTTACAAGACTTAGTAGCACATACACACAGCTTAGGCTTTTTACCACTAGTCAAAATTACATCAACTGATAAAGAAACTAGCATCGAATCAATGGCAGAGGATCGTTCTGTTATCGTCAATGCTAAGACACATAGCCCAGTTGATGACTTTGAAGGCACATTTGGTATGCCTAACTTAAACAAACTAGACATTCACTTGAAGTGTCCAGAATATAAAGAAAACGCAAAGATTAGTGTAGTCAAACAACAACGTAACGGTGAAGACATTCCAACCGGTCTACACTTTGTTAATACTGCTGGTGACTTTGAAAACGATTATCGTTTCATGAATCAAGACATTATTAACGAACGTCTTAAGTCTGTTAAGTTCAAAGGCGCTAAGTGGGATATTGAATTCCAACCAAGCGTAGCAAGTATTCAACGTTTGAAATTCCAAGCACAAGCACACAGTGAAGAAAGTGTATTCCAAGTTACTACTAAAGATGATAACTTAGTTTTTAGCTTCGGTGATGCTAGCACACACGCAGGTTCTTTCGTATTCCAAAGCGGTATTACTGGTAAGTTGAAACAAACATGGTCATGGCCTGTTATTCAAATGATGAGCATCTTAAATCTAACAGGTGATATTACTATGCGTATTGCCGACGCAGGTGCGTTACAAATTACTGTAGACAGCGGCATTGCTGAATACAACTACATCCTACCAGCACAGAGTAAGTAATGAACAAAAACCTGACAGCTACACAGAACGACTACGCATACT